CAGTCGCAATGAGCGTGTCCAGGTTGTCTTTGCTTGTACTAAATCCATTAGCTGATACCCACTTCTTACTTGGTGCAGCAAAGCCTAACCCTGCTTGCTTCTTAATCTTCTTTAGTTGATAACCACGGGCATCACAATCCTTACAGTTGTTAGGCTTCTTAAAGAGTGTGCCATCCTTTTTTACTTTGTACGTTTTACCTTTCCCGTTGCATGTCGGGCAGGTGAAAGCTTTGGTACGGAGGATCGTAGTCGTGTTTGCCTCAACTGCAGCCTTAAACTCTTCCTGCGTTTCCACATAGTCGAAGAGCGCTGCCCATTCTTTTTTGTTATTGACCGCAACTGAGAACACAACTTGGGACATTTGCTCAGGCGAGTTAAGATTGATCGGTGTGTCGCCCATAAGTTCCCTGACTTGGCGCTGAAGACGGTCTTCGATTTCTGCTTTCTCATTCTGAAACTCCTTACGTACTACCTCAAGGGCGTTGTGATCCACACGGAATCCTGACATGTACATTCTTGTGAGGGTTTTACAGGTGTCGAAGGTGACTTCTCTGACTCGAAGAAGGGAAGCGGATTCTGGTTGGGCATAGTCGTGTTCTTGAGCGAGGAACAACTCACGAGTTGTGAGCAGATCATGCCTAAGATAAAAGCTAAGCTCGTTGAGAGGTATTTCATTTGTGTTGTATCCTTCCTTAAAATAACGCTTAAGCGTATCATCCTTCTGGAAGTCTAGCTGTCTGCGTTCAGCACAAGCCTCTAACCCTACAGGTATCTTCTGCCCACGTACAAGCAAATACTCTGCCAGCATTGTGTCATAGATAGCACCGTCATACTTGTAGCCACATTCCCATAGCCACATCAAGTCATGCTGTGCATTGTGCATGATCAGTAGAGTAGTCATGTCTAGGATAGACTGAAGCACGGCTCTACCGTTACCACTCGTATCCTTGTACTCTACATGGTCAAGCGTAATGATGTTCTCATTCTTCCAGTTATCTACATCAAGCACACCTACCTGTGTCAATGTATTGCCTAGCTCGAATGGGTCCATGATAGTCTTGCCATCACGTTTAGTTGTTGTGTTCTCTACATCTAATACATTACGCAAGGTACTGACTCCGTTCACCGTCTAACTCACAGTGCACTACACCGTGCCATCCACCCTTGAGTTTGTTCTTAGCAATGTTGAGGTGACGTTGGTTACTCTCTTCGTCATCCTGCCCCTCAACTACTTTGTTCTTACTGATCAGTACCATCAGGTCAGCCTCTGCTGCCTTGCCTGTCTTTGATCCTTCTAGCATTGATTGATCTACACGTACCATACCTTCAGCTACAGCAGATAGTTGTGACATCCATATGATAGCGCAACCGTATTGCTTAGCAATGTTACGTGCGTGGATAGCTGCTTCCTTGAGATACACATCTGACTTGTCGCTTGTCTTGTTAGCAAACTTATCACCCATGTCTAGCACTACGATGTTAGGCTCGTATGCTTTGACTACTGCCTCTACCCATGACATGTCCTTGCCTGTACTGTCCTTAACAAAGATGTTCTTACGTACAGGTTCGTAACGCATAGCAGCCACAGCCATGTTAGCCTTAACTTCTTCCATGCTCATACTGGTAGCAGCACTAAGGTAACGTGCACCTACACGCTCATAGCTTTCCTCATTACAGAGGATCATACACTTAGCACCCTGGTGGGCAAAGCCATCTGGTGCAGCGATAGTGCTAGCATGGAAGCTAGTCTTACCTGTGTTAGGACGTGCACCTACAACAACTAAGTGACCACCACTGATACCCTCAACCTTACGGCGTAGGGATGGTATGTTCCACTTCCATTGTGACTGTACATCGTTAGCTTCTAGTAGTGTATCAATGTCCATGTCATCCCACTCTATCTTTAGGTTAGGCATGAAGTCATCTTGATAGTCACGAATTAGATTACGTAGTGGCTCTAGTGTATCCTTTGTACCATTAACATACTCGAAGCCAAGGTTAGCTATCTCTTCACCAACTACCTGCTGAAACAACTTAGACAATACATCAGTAGCTATCTCATTGTTAAGTGGATTCTCTTTAGCAATCTTCTGGAACAGGTCACGGTACGCTTCCTTGTTAGCTGTAGTCATGCTGTTGTTACCCGCATAGAACAAAGCTTCTAGTTCAGATGGGCTAAGAGTTTTCTCATACGTATTCATAGCATAGTCTAGCGTCTGCTTGATCTTACGTACATCTTTAGTGAATATCTTATCAGGGCAACGAATACCCTTGTGATTATCATAGAACTCTTTGTCCATAAGTGTACGGATAAGTGCTAGTTCCATCATGTTGTGTCTCCTCTAAGACAGTGGTTAGGCGTACTCTTTCTTCTTCGTGTACTGCCTATCCTGTATTTCCTTCTGTAAGTATGCGATCTCACACTGGATCAACTTACGCTCATAAGCCTCTAGCTTCGGGTGCTGTAACTTAGCTTCCCATTCTTTTAGTTCTACTTGTAGCTCTTTCATTTCACATCTCCTTGTGACCAGTAGTCCCAGCTTTCTATATGCCCACCGTCATACACAGCGTCAAGTACATTGTCAAACTTTTTGTTATTGATGTACATGCGACACGCTTCTAGTACTTCGTCAACAGATAGGTCAACGTAGACATAACCAAGCGGTACACGGGTATCAACTATTGCTGTTTTGGGCGGGTTGGAATCTTGCATAGAATGCTCCTTCAGGTGACTTAAGTGCAGCCATAATATCTAGTAGCTGCTGGTATGTTATAGATATAATCTCGTGTCTGTTTAACTCTTCTACAAACTGGCGAAGGAATACTATCCCATCATCAGCTATGATAATCTCTATGTCTTCACATGTATCCGACTCATCTAATGACTTGATGATAGCTGCGTCAGGCTCAAACTCTACAGTGTACATTACTCTTCCTCCAAGCAGAAACCACAGAAGTCATCTTGCGCTGGGTTACCACAGCTTACACACTTGTTTGTGTCATCAGTACCAAACTCATACTCTGTAAGCTCATCTGTCTCATACTTTATGTGATCTTGTATAAAGTCATACACTATCTGTAAGTCTAGCTTGGCTGCTGCACAGTATAGTACTAGCTTCAGCCCTTCTTCTTGCAGCAACTTAGCACAGTTGCCATCCAAGTGGAACTGATAGGTAGCACTGCCATCCTCGTGTTCCTCTACTTGTTCTACTCCAATTACTCCAGTCATTCTTCATACATCCTTAATGCTTCCCATGATACAGGGTATAGTTTAATCATTACGTCTTCGATCTTCTCAGCTACGATACGTGTCTCAGCCTGGGTGTCTTCCTTTAGGCGTAGTCCACACATCTTAGCGAAAGCATATAGTGTACCTGACCAGTACCACTCAGTCATCATAGACTGTGGTAAATGCATACGTGCTTGTTCAGGTGATACTCCTTCGTCTAGTTGTTGATTGTAAAGCATTAGAGCTTTTGTATTGTAGTAGAAAACATTCGCATTACTCTTTACTTCACCTTCACTGCCTTGCTTCTTATCAGCACTGCGGCCTCGCCATACATCAGGCACATAGAACTCTGGTTCACTATCCACGTAACGTCTACTGATCTCATTCCAAGGCATGTACTCGTGCTTAACTAACTGACGTGCTACAAACACTGGAGCTTTGACATGGAAGGTAGTGAACGTATGATTAAAAGGTGACTTGTGTTTATGCTTAGCTAGATAACGAATAAGTTTACTGTCCTTGTGTTGCAGTACCTTAGCCTCACCATTGTGTACACGCATCATATAGTCTGACTTCTTACCAAAGCTAACACGTGCAGCATTAACTACAGATAAGTCATCACCCATGTGATCTACGTAAGTTACTTCTATCATTTAACTTTTACCTCCAAACAAACTACTGTTTCTCCTTGATGGTTTAGCATTACCTCTGCTTCAGTCAATGCCTTAGTACATTCTTCTTTCTTAGGGTATGTATTTATTTGGTAATACTCTACCCCTTGACTGTTAGTCATTTGTATCCAGAGTAATACCCATACCATTAAACTAACTCCTTAAGTTTGATTATATCAGACTCTACCTTATACTTCAGGTCATCGTCAAGTCTTAATGCTCTTGTGTCTAACCCTGTCCAAGACTCTATCTCTCGCTTGTATGCCAAGGTCTTGTGTGCAGCATCAGGGTCTAACGCTACAATTACCTTATAGTAATCCTCTAAATGTTTCATCATTGTAACATTAAGTGATGTACCAAGGATAGCTAGACCTGTCAAACCTGGCACAAGTTTAGCTGCTGACACTGCACTAATGACATCCTCTACTAAAATAACTACACCATTGGGCTTACCTATAGTACGTTTGTATACATCAGCTACTCCACTGTATCTGTACCACTTTGGTATAGCTCCATCTAACGCACGTCCAACTGCATCAATGAGCCTACCTTCATGTCGTATTGGGAACACAGTGCGTCGATCTTTGACATCATACATCAAGTATTCATACTCTAAGTCCCAGCGCCTGACAAACTTAGTGTGTAGTGTATGCTCTGCGCTGGGTGTGACAACATGTTCAGGCCACGTAAGCAATTCATGTTCCTCTTTCTGTTTCTGTTGTGGGCGTAACCTACCCATGATCTCCTCTGCTGTCATGCCTGTACTGGTTGCACCTTTGATGCGACAGTCAAGTTTGTAGCAGTTGTATAGCACAGTGCCATCCTCTTTGGTAGCAGTGAATGTGTTCTTACCACCACACCAAGGACAGGTAGCACGGTACTGCATTCCTTCTTTTATATCAAGACCTTCTACGTATTTCTTAACGTTCTGCATTAAGTCTTTCCTCTTCGGCTAGCATCTCTTGTATTGTTGCTTTGATAGCAGGGTCTACTGCTGCAGCTTTGCTAATATTATCTTCAGCAGTTATGATCTGTAGGTTACCACTCCAGTGCGGACCACCGTCTGCTAAAGGCCACATATGATCTACGTGATGTTCTACGCCTGTAGTTTTACTTATATTAATACAAAGTGTATAGATCGCTTTTAGTCTTTTAGACTCTAGATCACAATTCTTTACAAAACTAGGTATAGAAGAACGTTTAATAGCTTTACGTTTTGCATTCCAGTGGCTTCGTTTTGCTTTATTATTTTTAGCGTATGTCTTTGCATAATCCCTAAGCTTCTGTCTGTTTTTAGCTCCGTAATCCTTCATCTTACTTAACATACGTTCTCTATTATTTGCTCTCCACTCTTGTGTTGTCTTACGTATTTTTTCTTTATTGTTTTTACGATACTCTGCATTTATATTACTTTGACATGTCTTACAGTAAATATTTACACCGTCTTTAGTTTTTTTATGTTTATAAAACTCTTTTAAGTCTT